TTTAATTTCATATCACTTCACTCGCTATCTGTCTATTCTTTATAAATTAATTTCAATATAAATGGCTCAATATCAAGTAGACTATTTAATTAATGTCAATGCCGGCAATGCGGTAGCTGAAGTAGACAAGTTTCTCGCAGCTACCCAGAAATTACAGGACATTGCTGTCATTTTCGAAAACATAAACAGCCAAGCGGAGATGTTGCGTAAAGCCTTGACTGGCTTGAAGGTAACTATTGATGCTTCTGAAGCAAACTCTACTCTTGATGCGCTTTTGATTAAAGCTGAGAGGTTAAGCACAGTCTTAAAAGGTGGTACAGCCGCTACTACTTCAGCTACCAAACGTACTTCGACAAGGCGAGCCGCATTTAGAGATGGGTTTATTCGCGATGGCAATAAATTATATTACCGAGGTGCTAACGCTCCAACAATAGCATTGCCTGAAGGTCAGACATGGCAGAAAACACAACTTATGCCAAAAGACCCAAAGAGCCTTACAGAGTTACAGCGTGTTAAAACCAATTATGACAGATACCAGAGAGTAAAGGGCGTTAACTCCTTGTCTGCTCAAAAAATGCTTAGATTGGAAAACAGTCTAAGTAATTTAAGAGATGTTCAGCGCGATGTAATACACGCATCTCATAATTTAACACGACTAAACAGTGTTAACCCCAATAAATTAACACCTGAAAAAGCGGCAAGATTGACAAGGCTTATTGGTGAAAATGAATCCATATTAGGCTTTTTAGGGATGTTGCATGGTACACCAAGCCAAATTTCAACTAACATAGCTCGTTTAGAAAGAGTAAAAAAGAACAACCCACTTTCAAGTAGTAGATTACAAAGAATTGAAAAGGCACAAGAAGCCTTGCGATTTAGAGAAAGCGTTCTTACTTCAGGTTGGGTGGCAGCTGATGCTAAGACAGGTAGACCCGTACCAACGGCATTAGGCGGTAAAAGTGGTGCGAGTGGTGCAAAGAAATTTCAACCATCACCCAGTAACCTATCCTATAAGTTGTTGGGTGCAACTCCCCTACCCAACACCGGTGGTATGGCAATTGATATGCTGAAAGGTATGGGTATTGCTTATGGTCTTACCGGTTTGATGAGCGGCATTGGAGATATTGTCAACTCAGCTACGGATTACGATAACACTATGGCTACGGTTAGCAATATCTTAGGTTCACACGATAAACGTGCCGACTTTGATTCTCGTTTCAGCCGTATGCAACAAGTCGTTAAGCAAATCGGTGTGCAAACTAAGTTTAAGGTTACTGAAGTAGCTGATGCAGCGAAATTCCTTGCTATGGCAGGTCTTTCGGTTGATGATATTAGTACCGCTATGATTCCCATTTCAGATATTGCTCTTGTAGGTGACTCTGACCTTGGTGAAACTGCCGACCTTGTAACCAACATCATGACATCTTACGGCATGAAATCTTCTCAGATGATGCACACAGCTGATGTCATGACCAACACATTTACCCGAAGCAACGTTACTTTGAATGAGATTGCAGAATCATATAAGTATGCTGGTTCTCTTTTGAAGGCTGGCGGTATTTCGTTTGAAGAAGCTACTGCCGGACTTGGTTTGTTGGGTGATGCAGGTATGAAGGGTTCTCAGGCAGGTACTATCATGCGTACTATCCTCAGTAACTTGGTGAAGCCTACTAAGAGTATGGAAGCTGAATGGCAACGACTTGGTATTCAGCGAACCGATAGTAACGGTAATTTACGTAATCTTGCAGACATCTTTGCGGATATTAGTAAGAACCCTGATGTTAAAGTAGATTCATTCTTCAAGCTATTCAATAAAACCGCTGCTCAGGGTGCTGTTGCTCTTGCTGCTAATGTTGACAAGTGGAATGAGTTGGTTAAAACTAACTTCATGTCAGATGGTCTTGTTGATGAGTTAGCTGAGAAGAAGAAGAATACGATTGCCGGTCTTTGGGCGCAATTAACATCAACATTAACAGATGATGGTGTAGAAGCGTTTAAGGGTATTCAAGACCCCATCAAAAATATGCTGAGAAACTTAACAGCATGGCTCGGTACTACGGAAGCTAAGGACAAAATCACAGAGATTTTCCAAGACTTTAAACACTTTGTAGACATTATCAGTGAAGTGTCGGTTAAGTTCTATCACTTCTACGATACATATAAGCCGTTTATTACGTTCTGGATGAAACTGCAATTATTGTTGCTTCCCCTCGTTAAAACATTAACAGCAGTTAAGTCATTGTTTTATGGCGTTGCTGCAATCTTCCGCTCAGGCTTTGTGATGAGAAATATGGCAGCTATGATTGGCGCAATTCACGGAGAAGGCTTGAAGGGTACAGCTTTTAGGGGATTAGGCAAGAAGCTCGTTTCGGGTGGTGCTTTACCTATATTTACTGAAGATGAACGTGAGCGACTTGAAAATCGCGTATTAAGTCGTGGTAACGTTGGCTCGACAACAATCTTATCAGGTGGTTCAGGTCTTGGCAACACAAAACCCGGCTCTAATGTTGGCAACTCAAAAGATAATCCGGGTTGGTGGAAGCGTCACATGAGGATGAGCGGATGGCAATCAGCAGGTGCTGTTGGTATGTCAGGCGTTGGTGGCGTATTAGGCTATATATTAGGAGATACAGTCGGTAGTGCGTTTACTTCTGATGATAGTGGTATCGGTGGTATGATTGGTAGTGCCGTTGGTTCTGCCGGTGGTGCCGGTTTAGCAGGTGTCGCATATCAAGCTGCAAGTGGTATACCGGGTTTGTTGGGCGCAGCTGGTGCTGTAGCAGGTGTCGCAGCTGTTATCGCATTGCTCGCTGCTGGATTTAAGCAGTTTAATGATAATACTGCAAGGTTGCAAGAAGGCGTTGCTGAATGGACCAAAACCATCAACAACTTTAATTTTGAATCTGTTAAGTTCTCAAATATCCAAGACGTTCTTTCAGCTACAATGCGTGTTCGTTATGGTGATATTCGTAATGAAAATACGATATTAACAGAGAATATCAGATTATGGAAAGAGGCTTACGACCAACACAACGAAAACAATCTTGATGATAAAACTCCGCTGAAAGACACTGCTTTTGGCGCAAAATATGGCGATTTGACCAATACTGAGTTTTGGAATGGGTACAGTATGAAAGACCGCATCAAAGATATAGCCGAAGCTGCTGATATTCCTTTGGTGAATGGTAAATATGACTTTGGCAATGGCACAATTATAGACCCAAGCGCAGCAAGTGCCAGAGATTTGATATATGCCGCTCAGTATTCTGTTGGCAAGAAAACAGATAATCCATACGTTACTCAATATGCTGACCAACTTGCTTCAGCGTTTACAACTGCTAAAACGGTTGATGAACTAAGAAACAAAATCAACGAAGCGCATAAATCTATGGCTCAAAAAATCGCTTGGGATAAAAGATTTGACGTAGATGATCTCGAAGATGCTCAATTGCAGAGCTTGGCAGATATTATGCACTCTCGCGCCGGTCATAACGCCCTTTCCCCGATTGTCAATCGTATGTTTAACGGCAACATGGCTATCGTTAATTTGCTCGACAAATACAAAAACGATGCCTTCCAGATGCCTCTTTCGGATTGGCAAAACACAATGGCTACCGTATTCCCTATTCTCAATAAGAAATATGGTACATTTGGCACTACTGAATGGTACACTAAAATCAGTAAAGACTACAGCCCCAGTGTATTATCAGGTATGTTTGACCAAGCATGGAACTGGTACACATCAACCACAATGCTTCCGCTCAAACAAATGTTGTTGCCGTTGATTAATCGTGGCAACTGGATTGGTACAGGTATAAAAGGTCTTACCCTTGGCGAAGGTGGTGTTTCTCCGGGTACAAAAGACAATAAGACCGGCAAAGACGAAAATGGTCGCAGTATATATTGGGTTCCGACACCTTATGCCATCATGGGTAGCGCAAATGCTTGGGCATACGATAAAGAAGGTAAACAACCTTATTTGCCGGGATTTAGCAAGTATACAGCTTCTCAAATGGCTAAGATTTTTGGTAATGGTGATTACTCAGATATGGACCTTTACCAAAACACAGGCGGTATCATGAGCGTGTACACAGCTGATGGAAAGACATTGATGCCCAACTGGTCAAATCCTGAGAATGACAACATTATTCTTAAAAACTACACGCACCAGCCATACAATTTCGCAGCTTTCAATGATGCAGCAGCTAAGTCAGCGGCAAAGGGTAAGGCGAAACCTGTAGCCGGTAAGGGCGCACCACTTGCTTATATTACACCTACTGACCCTATCTCAGGTTCTCCCCAAGACGCTTTGGCAGCAAATATGATTGCCTATAAGATGGCTAAAGAATCGGTTCCATCAATTCAACAAGATGCTTATAGATTATCAAACTTAGGAACAACAGCTATTGCAGAAGTAACCAGAGATACTAACTTCGATATTAATGTTACGATAAAAGAAGTTAATATGAACCAGCCGCTTGACGAGGAAGGACTTGGAACGTGTATAAATAAGATGTTCCAAGACGCATGGGAGTTGGCTAATCCAAATCATCACAGCTAATAGACAATGAATTATAAATCAATCATAAGCGGAGCTTCTAATGCGGCTAAATCAGCCGCTAAAAGCTCGGTTTGGAGTAATCTCGTATACACCGCAGAAGCAAGCGCAGGTTCCTTGCTTTTGCGGTTGGCGCGAGGCTATCTCAATAAGGACCAAAGTGGTGTACAATACAAAGCACCAAGAGCATACAACTCAGCTATCATCTTCACTGAAAGGCGCAAACTCACCAATGAAGCATTGAAGAAGGTTAATAACTACATTAGTTCTCAGCAATACCTTCGACAGCTGAAACAGCTTCAAGCCAGACAAAGTATTGCCGCTGAGAAAAGCAAAACTTTGATTGCTGATGGTGTTGCAAGTATTGATGGCGGTTCACTTGCGCTAAATATGGCTACCGGAGGCACGTACACTTATATAGCCGAAGATTATGCAGGTAGACGAGTTAATGAAGCGATGTTCTTGCATTACGAGGTGGATGACCCATACACTTTTACAGTAGTCAGTACAGATACAACATATACCATAACTGATGGCGTTTCTACAACCGCTTCAACAAGCTGTGAAACCAAGTTGTCGCTTACCACGATGTTCCATGTTGACTTAGCTCCCACCGTATCATTAAACAGCGATAAAAACATCGTTCAAACACAAGTACAAGGTCGTGATTACTCACGCAAAGAACTTGTTTCAGGTGGCGATTTGAGCTTTACTGTAAAAGGTGAAATCAATAGTGGTAAAGCCGGAGTTTACCCCAGTTCAGCCGTTGCTCGTTTCATTCAGATAATGCAGTACAGTGGTATCATTCAGGTAGACCACTTTATGTTTAGCAATCTGAATGTGAAGAACATAATCATTAAGGGGTATGACCTTGAAATGCCAACCTATAAGAACATTCAACCTTATAGCTTTACTTGCGTTGCGATTGAGCCTGATGAAGATGTTATCGTTAGCAGCGACACTATCAGCTTTGTAAACGAAACCATTGCATCGAACAATCAAACAGCATGGTACGATAAGATGATGCAAAGCAAATATGGTCAGATTGCTAACGGCATTATGGAAAGTGCAACAGAAGCATCACTTGGAGCATTATTAGATACGATTCCACAAGTATAATGACTTACAATTCAGAACAACCCAGTTATCACATTCTGATTTGTCTGATTGAAATATGGAAGCCAGAGGATGTTGATAAAGACAATCCTCTGGCTACCCCATCAACATCTCCGACATTAATAGCAGAATGTGAGAATATCCAGATTAAGAACGCTTATACTAATCTGGTTGATGAAGCCACTCTTACATTTCCACGCGGTACAATTATCAGAAAAACAATTGACAGTGCGGTAGAACAGGAGCTGAAAGAGAACAATACAGGCATATCGGCAACACGAGATTCTAAGGGTATTATCTATGAAACTCGCACAACCACCGAAGCAGCTACAACAAATACCTTTGCAGTTGATTCTCGCATTAGAATTAGTTTAGGCTATACAACTGACCCATCGGTGGCGGCAATGGCTAAAATTAAGAGCGGTAAGAAGTCGATATTTACAAGCAAGGAAACACTTGGAACATATCGCACATATCTTACGCTGATGTTTGACGGCTTTATTACCAAATGCAGTATCGACCAACCTATAACACTGAGATGTGAAAGTCTGACCACCAAGTTAAAGCAGATTTCATGCCCCAATAAAAACTTTGATTCATCGCTTACAGTCGCTCAGTTGTTAGGCAATAAGAGCGGTCAGCATAACTTATTGGCAAAGTCAGGTTTACAGCTTCACCCCGACAACTATAAAACTGATGCTGATATTGTTGTTGGTGCTACTAAGTTAACAACTGACTTAACTATTTACGATGTCATCAACAAGTGGGCGAAAGAAAAGATATTTGCTTACCTTGTGTTTGAGAATGACACACCCTACCTTGCAGTTAAACGCTCGTACTTCTCTAACCCCGGTCCTGATTCTTTGATTACTGACAACCCACAAGTATCACACGTTATTGATTTTGCTTATAACGTAGCGAACAACGGACTAACCACCATGAAGCCTAACAAAGACTTTTTGGCGGTTCATGCTATTTGTAAGGAGAATGACAGTAAAGGACAGCCAACAAAAACCTATCAACTAACCATTCGCAAAAAGCCTGACTGGGATGAATCAATGTCATCAACAGACCAATGGCAAATCCTGAATGAAACAAAAATATCTAAGAAGGCGCGTAAGAAGGGTGTGAAAGTTTGTAGTAAGGGTGAGAGCAAGGTGGATTTATCTTCTTACACCGTCATGACCTACATTGCAAAGAAAGATAATCTCAGTCATGATAAGTTACTGGATGAGGCGATTGCGTTCTATTCTTCAATTAACATGAACGGTATTGATGGAAGTCTAACCATTTTTGGCGATTATGCAATTAAGAGCGGTGAGATAGTACAACTTAAAGATGACCGCTATGACGATAAAAACGGCATTTATCTTGTTGGTGAAGTCAATACATCGTTTGGTACAGGCGGTTATCGTCAAAGTCTTACATTCCCATACTGTATTAAATCTAAGATAACTGATGAGTAATAATACTGGTACAACTCAGGTTGGTTCGAGCGCGAAAACGCTTGCCACACTAATCGAAAACATTGCATTAAGAAATATCGTAAACCCCAACACAGGCACTGTACGAAATATGGAGCGTGTGGTGGGGTATGTGGCTAAAATTAATACTGAAGGAGATTTAGCCGGTACGATTGATGTGCAGGAGTTCGGTGATGACTTTTTGGATGATGAAAATATTGCTGAAGGTCAAGGTTATCATGAAGGTGTTTATCTCAGCGCAATTCAAGATAACTCAAACGGCATGATAATCATTCCCAGACTATATTCTGAGGTGGTTATCGTGTGTGATCCGGCTACGCTAAAAGAGTACGTGTGTATGTATTCGCACGTACAACGTATTCAGTTGGATTCACACGAGGAAGTTCACATCGGAGTTGCTGAACGTGAGGAGTTTGACTTGGATGACGAAGAAGGTGATGACATTTCGGATTTAGCATTGACCGGCAATCAGACAGGCATCGACATGACCAAAGACACTATTACCACCCAAGTTGCTGATACTGACGGTAATAGTGTTATTCAGACCACTACCGCAACAGACTCGGAAATTGCTATCGGAGAAACTGATGTATATATGAGTGGTGATGGTGTAAGCGTTTCAAATGGAAGTGCTTCCCACATGGTTACGAGCGATGAAGTTACATCAACCGTTGGCGGCTATTCAGTCAAAGTAACAGACAGTCAAGTATATGTCGGTGGAGATAGCGGTGAAGCTGCCGTTTTGGGCGTACAGCTTGCAGGTATCTTATCTGATATGTTAGGCTATCTCGGTCAGCTTACAACAACAACTATGATGGGTCCTCAACCACCTATTAATTTCGCTAATTTCATTGCTCTTAAAGCCAAAGTGGATGCCTACAAAGCAAGCACTTCAGGTTTCCTATCTAAAAGCGTAACAATCAAACAATAATGGCTGTACTTGACTCAAACATAGCAAACATACCTGATGGTTCAGCGTTGCAACATCTATACACAGGTTTTGTGACGATGATGGCAAACGCTAAAGAAAGCGATGCCCCCGACTTCTCCGATAATGAGGTT